ATTGATGCATCTCTTGCTTCATTAAGACCGGTTACTTGTCTAATCATTCCTAAGTAATGATTATAGTTTGCAATTAACATTTGAGTCTTAGAAGCACCTGAGCTTGTAGCAATCTCTTTGATTGGAACTCGAGCTTGATTAAAGTCACCATCTTGTGTATAGCTTCTACCAATAACACTACCTGTTTGAAAATACAAACGCAATGCGTCTTCAGGATTGTAAGCAGCTCCTGTTCCTAGGTCTACTTCGTTTAATCCATCGGCATCAATATATACACCATCCGGTACTGTTCTCGCTATTACTTGTTGTAGCTTCAAGTGAGTTACTTGAATCAAGTCAGCAAATGGAATCATTCTTCTAACTAAAGATTCAATAACTCCTTTATACATTCTTGGTGCAACAGCCACATAGTTTGGAAGTGCATGCTGAGAAGATGACTTAGGTCTAACCATGTTGTGAGCTAGTTCCCATTTTAATAAGATGTTTGTTCCCATAACCATTACTCCGTTATACCAAACATCAATAGTCTTTTCTATCTTTTCAAAGTTACCATCCTCCATTACTTCAACAGGTGGATTGAATTGGTCATCCTTTTCAATTACTTTAGTACCACCGGTAGCCATAATTTTTTTCTTATAAACTATTTTTTTTGTGGTCTTGTAATTAAAATAAAGTAGGGTACAAGTATCTTTATAGAACATATCGTTCTCATAGTATTGCGCCACATTGTAATAGTCATACCAATTTTGACTATACTTACTAATCTCGTCTAAGTCTTCAGTTGTTAGTGAAGGGTCTATTTTAAGAAGCTCAACGATAGGAAGTGTTTTAACTTCTCCCCAATAAAAACAATCTTTAAAGTGTGGGTCTTCTGTGTAGCTGTATACAATATTAGCAGGGTCAACATACTTGACCTCAACTCCGGCTCCCGGAAGAAACTCGTGTTTAGCAACAGCAATACCTAAAACAGTTAAATCATAGTCTAACCTTTTTCTTAAATCAATGTAATGATTCTCTTCAAAAATAGTATTGATTGCTTCTTCTTCAGCAATTTCAATTGATGGTTTATAGTTAAGTTGCATGTATAAGGAAAGCTCCTCGTCAGTCTGAGGTAATTGCTCAGGAGAAACCATAAAAGGGTCAAACCCTGTATTCTCCTGTAGGCTCATCAAGAAATCTTTAGAGACCATCTGAGCCTCTACCATATCTTGATACTTACTTCTTTTTGCTTGAGACATCGCATCTTGTGCGTATGCTTTTACTTTGAATAACCTGTCAGACATTCCGTTGACAACTATATCTACAAACTTAGGAATGATAGGAACCGGTGTCCAATCTAAGTTTAAATAACTTAAATCGCCATCGACTGCTAATTCATTCTTATATTTTGATACAGACTGTTCTCCTCTTGCATATAAACGAAGTCTGTGGAATTGTCTGAATTGATTGTAGAATCTACAACTAACTCCATCCCTACGAAACCATTCGTATTGTATAGCTTGACCAATCTGTAAGCCATACTCTTGAGTCTCCTTTTCTGCATCAGATACAAATTGACTAGGGAAAGCTGCATCTGTTATGTTTACCTTTACATCTTTCATCTAATTATTTCGCTTTGTATGCCGGTATTAGTATACCTTGCAAAGTTAAGTTTTATTTTTGAATCTTTTCTTTCAGGTACATATAAGTGCTTCTGACAAGCCATTATAGCTAAACCTGAGCTAATACTTGCATCATACTTAGTTCTGTTGTTAATATCAAACTTTGCCCAATCTAAAAGTGTGCGATTAAAAGGCATCGTTCCCATCTCATCTGATGGTCTAAATATCTCTTCAAAATCTACACCTATGTACTTTTCAATATAAGATTCTAGTGCTGCCGCATGTGCTTGTTTTACATCTTCACTTGTGTTAGGAATACCTCCTAATTCTTTTTCTGTTTTAGAAAGTTTAGTGTAATGTTTATCCGGTCTATTCATGCAGTATTTTCTATAGCCTCGATTCTTAAAATGATATAACAATCTTGGCTTATTGTTTTCCACCAAAATAGGCATTCCATAAAACACACAAGCCATAAGAACATCTTCAAAAAATATTTCAGCCGTTTGAGGTCTAGCTATATATTCAAGAAAGAACTCATTGCTAGGAGCATCATCCATGTTAAACTTAGTCAATCCATGTAGTGCACCATTAGAACCACCGCCTCCTACTACGCCACTAATGTCATATGAGTCACAACCAAAAGCTCCTAGGTGGTCGTTACCCGGAATCTTCAAGCCGTTTCTTTCATGAGCATTGTTTTGAATGTTTGCTGTAGGCAACCAAGAAATATTAAATCTGCCCTTTTTGTCAGGAACCCATATTACTTTAGAGTCTTTCACTCCATTCTCCCAAACAAATTTTCCTGTAGTAATATGATGCTCTTTAATCATAGAGTCGTTGTAATCAATCTGTTGATACAACTTACTTAAATTAAATATTGATGAAACACTTTCATCTCTGAATGCATGAGCAGTAGTTCTAGGAAACTGTCTATAGAATTCATTTAGATTATCAGCGTCTCCTTTTAAAGAGTCTACCTCACCCTTCCAATACTCAATAGCACTTGTATATATAGGTTCACCGTCCACTCCTTCAGCTTCTACCTTGGGAACTTCTAGAACAGGCATACCATATCTGTCGATAAAGCCTTCCATATTCCACTCCATAGGTATGAACAAAGAATACAAACCACTCTTAGTTTGTCCATTAGCATTACGACTAGATGCATCAGAATCTTCATAAAGCTTTTTAAAATTATCTCCACCCTTGCTTAGTGCATTTGAAGTAGACCCCATCATACACTTGCCAATAATTTTACTACCTAGTCTCAAACATGTTTTAGTAACATTCCAATTGTTCAAAATGTTATTTGGCTTTACCCACTTACCACTCTCATCATGAACTAATAATAATAGCTTTTCCCCATCATAAGAGTTATCGTCTGTGTTCTTCCAATCAATAGTAGTATCAAGACCCTCCATGTCATCTTCAAAAACCTCATGCATATTTCTTTTGGTTATTTTGGAAGCCGGAACCCTATACGCTAATTCAGATTTAGGTTTATCCATTCCATCTTGAATGGGTTTAAAAAAGAAAGGGAGTCTATTAGAAATAGGTACTACTTTATCAGTAAACATTTTTTTAGCATCGGCACCTGTCTTGGATAGAATGCCTATCCTAGAATCCTTTGCTAAAGTTGCGGTATTAATACATTCGGCTGAACCCATAAAGGAAAAACCTGAACGTCTAATTTTAAGGTATATCATTCCGTAGGAACGAGGGTCAGCTTTACATGCTTCCCAAAATAAAAAGAATGCCCTATTTGCCTCTCTATAGTCAGGATATCCTACATCAATTTTAGTCCATTGTAGATACATATAATGAGAACCTGTAATATAAGTAGGCACCCCTCGATTCATAAACCAATAACCTTGTTCTCTGTAATCGAACTCTTGCTCTATGTAGTCAACATATTTATCTTTAAAACTATTAGGCATCTCATTCCATTGGAATATAGATTTGATTCTAGAAAGATGAGATGGTAGTTCTACTCTCTCCCAATATTGTTTTAGCTTGTTTTCGTTTCTTGAATAAACTTCTTTAGGAGCTTTAGGTAGTCCTATTTTTAAATTAGATATTTCTACAACTTTTCCAATCTGACCATTTTTAGAGATGATGATTAAATCATATTTTTTATTATAACCATACAACCAACTTCTTGCTCTATTTTTATTAGAGACAATATTCTTAGGTATATAATTTTTTATTTCTTTAATCATTTAGAACGTCTTTCTGCGAACCCTTGTTTAGAGCTTGGCTTACCTTCACCCATCTCTATAGCTTCTTTTTCTGCTTCTATTCTTGTTAGTATTTCAAACGCATCAAAGATGGCAAGCTTTTTGGTAGCTGCTGCATTCTTTAAACGGTCTGCCGCTAAATCATCATCATCATCTAATTTAATAATATCTTCTTTAGCAACTTTAATCAATTGCTCTACAGCTCTATAACCGGCTTGAATAATTTTTAATTTAGTTTCTTTTAGATTCATAAGCTACAATATTTTTAGAACGAATTCTGTAAAGTAATTTATCTTCTAGTCGGAACTCGTACTCTGAGTCCGGCATAAAAGTTACCACATCACCTTTCTTAACACCATGCAATTCAATGGCTTGACAGGTATATTCCATTACACCCATCAAAGGTTCGTTAGTTATGTTTTTATAAATATAAGATTCCGTTGGTGGAAGAGGAGATACAAAACAAAAAGGCTCAACGGCAATCCATTGAGTCATCTTTCTATACATGTAAAACTGATTGTAATCAACAAAGAATTTATTGTCTTTAAAAAAACTTTTACCACTTTGTCTCCTACCATGAATGTCGTTATAATACTTAAACACATTGTGGTGAACTAGAAGAGTATCTCCTTCTTCTATGGGACCCTGATAATCAATAGGTGTTTCAATTACGACTGCTTCTCGATTTGAAAATGAAGCTGATTCTTCGGAAGCGTCTAAGATAAGTTTGGTGCCCTCAATATCTTTTATATTGTCGTATCTCCTGTCATCTTTAGGAACGACTATGAATTGATTTGGTGACTTCATTAAAATTCATTTGATTAAAAGTTTATATTATACTCAAGTGATATAGGCATTGTAGAGTTGAATTGTTTCCATAACAATATCTCTTGCTCGTCTTTATCCTCAATATAAATTTGATAAGCGTCTTCTTCTACGCTGTATTTGATGAGGTGTATTACATGTCTATTGTTAAGGACATTTTGCCCTACGAGATAGTGCATGCCCCCTGACTTATAATCAGGACCTATAGAAATTTTTCTTATATCCATTATATTATACTGTTTCTTGGAACAAGAACGACATTCCTAGTTCGCCATCAGTAGGGGTAACAGAACCTGTTTCTCTACACACTACTCCAAGATTAGTATACTGAGGAATAATAATTGCCTGATTAGCTAAGTCAACTTGTTTGCCCGGAAAGGTTCCATTATCGCCTGAATCTAATTGAAACATAGTATCAATGATTGTAGCGTTAGATATTTGAGCTGAACTATTATCAGGAATACTTACTAAGTCAAACTCAAATTTATCTAGTCCTGAATTAAAATTTAAAGGTGCGTTACCTGTAAATATCCAAGAGACCTGCATTAGTTGGTATTTTCTTAGAGTTCTTATAAGTGGAATCTGAGTGTCAGGAGTTACGTTAGAAACCCATTGCATAAAATCATATCCAACAGGAGTTGCTGATTGAGAACCAAGATTGTTAATCATACCATTCATAACCGTGTAGCCACTACTTAATTGAGTAGCTAAAGCAGCTATAGATTCAACAGTAACATTTTTAGTAGCATTGGTGGGGCTACCATTAACTTGTGTAATTACTATTTTATCTCCGGCTACCGGGGTTACTGTTTGATATTGACTAATCTTTGACATCTTGTTTTTGTTTTACTGTTCCTGTATTCATATTAATTATGGAATCTTGTCCATACTTTTTAATAAGTTCATCTTCCATAGCAACAAATTCTTTTTGAAGTTTAGTTACTGATTCGAATAAACTTTTTTTCTGAAGCTCTAAATCACCAATAGCAAGCTTAAACTTATCTAAACTTAACTTGGCTTCTTTTAAATCTTTCAGTTCTTGTTCAGTTAATTTGATTTCTTTAGTACTCATTTTAATATATTTAATTTATACAAAGATACTATTTTTTATTTTTAATCTTCTCAAACGACCTTCCCCCAAAATAAGCTGAAATCACGGTAATCAAAGTAAGCTGCAAAAGGTCTGTCCATTTGTCTTCAACTTCAAACGTAATCATTCCTGCATCAATAAATATCATCACTACTGTTGAGACAACTAAAAACATTAATATAATCGGTCTTACATTTTTAGTAAGCCATGATGCTGTGTTATCTGACACCCATCTTTCAGTAATGTTCTTTTCCATATCAGCTTCGTGCTTCATAAACAATTCAGTCATTTGTTTTTTAAAAGCATCCTTCTCGTCTTTTGTTTGAACAAACTTATCTACTATGTCTGATAAACCATCAGCCACATTTGTAGCAGCTCCTCCAAATATTTTAGCTAAAAAATCTTTCATATTACTTTACCTAAATCTTTATATTCTTCTGTTGCATCGAAACTAGGACATGCTTTGTTTGCAAAATCTCTATGTCCATGAACCTTTGCTTGAGGAGATAATAGTTTTAAAAAATATATTAAGTACTCTAATGAGTCTTTTTGTTTTTGAGTTCGTGTATCCTTCGGAGTCTTTCCATCTTTCTCTACTCCACCTATATAACAAATCCCCCAAGACGTACAATTCAAGCCTTTCGTGTGAGCACCACACTCATTAATCTGTCTACCTCTTTGGACTGTACCATCCATTAGCACAATGAAGTGATATCCGCAACCCTTCCATCCTCTAGCCTTGTGCCATTTATCAATTACTTCAAAATCTACTGAGTCATCACCTTCTCTAGTTGCAGAGCAATGAACTATAATTTTATCTACTTTTTCTATAATCATCTTCCTTGTCCTCTATATTTTTGTTTATAACCATTTTGACTCTTAGAGGCATTCTTAGAATGTACTCCGGGTCTTTTCTTTTTAGTTTGTTTTATATAGATAGGGATGTGAATCTTAGCCATTACTGATTGAGTGTGTCGATAACTTCTTGAAGTTCCTCAACAGTTACCGTAGGTTCGAACATAATATTACCTTCCCAATAACCCAAAGGTTTATTTGGTTGGGATTTTTTAGTTATAGCTATGATTGGGATTTTAGAAAATCTTTCTTGCAGTTCTCTTGACTGACTTTCTAAGTATGCGTATTGAACATTACACCCTACTAATTTTTCTAATGGAACAGAATTCTTTTTATTCCACGATGCATTTATTTGCAATACATTGATATCGTAATCTTCAGAGGGAGGAGTGTTTTCAGAAATAGGAGTTGGTGAAACCAAGAAGGCTGCAGCGATAATTAACAAGAAAGGTATTAAAGTTTTCATCTTTTCTTAGTTTCATACAATCTAGTCTCAAGAGTTTTTAAAGTTTCTTTTATTTCTTTCACATCCTCTTTCATTGCATCTACATCTTGTTGTGTAAGCATTATGGTTTTTCTGACCACTTCATCTTTGTAATGATACTCTTGTTCAGATATAACCGGCTCAGGTTTTTCCATGGCTAGAGCAATGTCTGCCTTTAAACTAAAATATACACTTAAAATACTAACTAACACAAATCCTAAACCTGCGGCATCTTTAACCGTCAATCTTAACTGTGTATCTTTGTTTAACTCGTTCATTTTCTTTTTTAGATTTTACCAATATTTTGTAATTAAATTTGATATCTAGCAAATAAGAATTTGATTGTATAAATTGCATGATACAAAGATAACAAATTAATTGTTTCTTAATTCTTCAATATCAACACCATAAGCTTCTAGTGCATCAAGCCACTCTTGCTCATCGGTATACTCTTCTACGTCTGCATATTTTAAATCACAAACTTGATTAGGACC